TTTTTACATCTATGTAATAAATCATCGTCCTCATATCCCCATCCCCAATATTCATTTGAAAATCCATTTATTATTTCAAAATGTTTTTTAGTAAATAAAGTAACTCCACCAAAATATTCATCATATACTAATTGATAATTAAATTTACTTAATTGGGATGCCATATGCGTAGGCTTTTGAACTATTGAATAATCACAAGAAGAATCTTGGGGTATTATATCAACGTCATGAAAACACACATAATCACAATCATCTTTAAATAATTCATATCCAACATTCAATAGTTTACCTCTATTGAAAGATTTTTCATTTCCTTGTTCTATTATATAAATACTATGTGGAATACCACATTCATCTAAGTATTCTTTAATAGATGGAACAAAATATTTTAAGTGATCTTCCCTATCCCTATAAGGTACTATAATTCCCAATTTTTGTTTTTGCATTATTTTTCTTTAAATAATTTACTTACAACAGTTTCATCAGAACTTCTTCCAGACTTATTTTCTTCCATAAACGTTCTAAATTCTGCGAAAAATGAGTCAAAATCATTTACTCCTGCGTTAGAATTTAAAAGTTCTTCATCCCGTCTAGCTTTTTGATATCCATAAAGTTCCCATAACTTCCAATCTAACTGCTCTAGTAACTCTATAATCTTAGATAACATTACAGTAACAGAGGATTCTTCGGTAACTTTTATTTTGCTTTCCGGATCCGAATATTCACCACTGTCAAGTAAATCTCTAGCATCTTTTTCTTTTGCCATTTTTATTCTCCTATATTATAATTGTACAGATAAAATTTCTGCTTTATCTAATGAAATATTACCTACTTTTTGGTCCCGTTTCAATAACTTAAATCTTAAATTATTTAATCCATCCGATTTAACAACTACCTCACCACCATTAACTGTTTCAGTTAATATTTTATAATTATTTTTATTATTAGTATAAGATTTCTTACCTATATAATCTGACATTATATTTCCATTATATCTAAAAATTCCATGCTTCCTATATGGGGTACTCTTAATAGTTGCCTTTTTTAAAACTCCAGTCAATATATCACATTGTATCAACTGTAAATGATTTAAATTTTTACTCATATCAAAACTCATATTTTTATAACCAGATTTAAATGGTATATATGTTATTGGTAATACACCTCTAGTTTTTGTAAAAGATTCTACTCCATAATTAAATAGTTGATCTATTTCTAATGCATCCATGTATTTTTTATAAATTGAAATAGTTGAAATATTACCTTCATAATAACTACGCCACTGCTTTCCTCTAGGATTTCCTACTCCTACATACAAGGGACATTTATCATAATTTTTTATTGGATTTTTCATCTTAATTGATCTTATCAATCTACCATTAACATAAAAAGAACTCAATAAATTATCTCTATCATATGACCAATTAACATCATACCAAATTTTAGGTCCTATTCTAATTTCAGTTGATTCTAACTTATCCTTTGAATCAAACACATTCAATTTTAATGTTGAATTATTAGTTATACTTATTCCAGAATGAAATCCAGGTTTACATATTAGTTGATATTCACATCTATTATTATCCGTACTAACATCAAAAGATGGAATTCTATCCACCATAAATTTAACATTTATAGTAAAATCATCTTCAAACAATCCATCAATTACTTCATTTTCTGTAAATTGAGCATAACTTGTTTGCCCGTTTAATTTTATATAATTTAATTCTGAATCTTTAGTATATTTTACATCGTTAGGAAGATTAAAAATTTTTATTCTTTCAAAAAAATCATCATCATGAAATCCATATCCCCAATACTTATTTGAAAATCCATTTATTAATTTAAATAAATTAGTTGGTATCATAATAGACCCACCCGCAAAAGTATCATATAATGGTTGATCATTATTAAAATCTTCAATAGATAAGTCTTCTGAATATGCGTCATCTCCTATATAGGAATATCCAAGATGCATTGGTTTATCAACTGGGTTATAAATATTATTATCAAAAATTGGCAGTAATCTCATATCTTGAAATACCAAATTATTATAAAAATCGGTATCTGTCGTTACAAATTTATATCCTATATTAAAACATTTCCCCCAGTTTAATGGTTTATTAGTAAGCTGTTCTATAAAAAATATTTTCCAATCTAAATTTTTCTTATCTTTTAGAAAATAATCCATATGATAAACTAATTTTTCTCTAAAATAAATTTCACCTTTATATTTATCATAGTTATCTTTGGTAAATATACCAGTCTTGGTTGTTGGTACAATAAATGCTAATTTCATTGTTTATAAAACAAACTTTCTTTTACTATATTATCCCATTTCAAATGATCCGTAAACTTATTTCCAATTCTTTCTATATAAAATTTAGAATTATCTATTGGAATTTTATAATCATTTTCAACTATAAAATCCAACATCTTTTGATACTCCCAATGATATGTATATTTTTCCTTAATACTTGAAACTTGTTTCAATCTTTTAATAATAGAACTATCCCACTTAAAATGGTGTACTTGAATAAAACATTGATCTACTGGATACCTTAATGGATGATTAATAAAATTCTTCCCATATGAAGTGCTTCCATCATCAAATACTACATAATGCTGTCCGTTTTCCAATCTTAAAGAACCATGTATAATTGGAACTTTATTAGGACATGCATTAGATACTCTCATTCTAAAAGAACCTCCTAATGGTAATTGTTTCCAAATATCACTATCATCATTTATTTCTGGAAATGTTCCTCCATCTCCAATTCTATCTAAAAATGCTCCTGTAACAAATTTATATCCTGTATCTTCACAGCTATCTATAATATCATCTAATTCAAATGGATATACATGAAATTCATCATCATCTGATACAATCCACCAATCATCTGGTTTTTTAGAAATGGTCTCATTATATAACGATGTAACCTTCTCCCAATTGAATGGTTCTAATACTATCTTATTATAAATATCAGATCCTATATCAGAAACAATTTTTTTTATTTCTTCTAATACTCCATCATTCTTATTATGAAGATATGCCACCACAAATATGTCATCCACTATATCTTTATAATGGTTTAACATATGTTTTAACATTGTAGTATTATGACCACATACTGTAACTAAATTTAAACTCATATTAATTTTTTACACGAATTATAAAAATCTTCCATTTCAGGAAAAGTTTTTAAGAAGTTTTTTCCTCGTCTTTTATCAAACTCATCAATAAATAAAACAAAATCTTTTCTCATTTTCACTAACCACTTTATATCATCAAGTGGTGAATCTACCCAATCTAAAACCCTTCGTAATTTTTCTATTTCAAAATCATAAAATCCACTATGTCCATGTCCGTAAATATGAGTATATTTTTCTTCTGCTAACGAGTTCATTAACTTTACATCTTCTCTTATTTTATCTATCCAATATGTAGATAATAATCTAACTTGTAAAAATTCTGGATGTCTTAAATATGCTGTATCCAAAATAATTGCATAATGTCTATATCGTTTTCCATTATAATGTTTCTTTTTTAAATCAAATACTTTTTTAATCACTTCGTGATAAGTTGGAACACTCGTTAAGTTATAAGTTGACATTATCGTTGCTTCTGGTTTTTGACATTTAGTTAAAAACATATCCAAATTATTCCAAAATCTATCAGTATCCATTCCATCTCTCATATATTCTGCTTGTGCTCCCCAAGATTCTATACTCGTAAATAATGCAAAATTCCAAACCAAATCATTTTCTGTAATATATTTAACTTTATCAATAAATTCCTCAATTAAATCTTGAGGTCCTGAAAAATTAGAATTTACAGACATTTCTATCTGTGGATTAACTTTTGGATTTTCTATAATATAATCTAAAACTTTAAATGTATCCTTATGTAAAAGTGGTTCACCGCCAGTTATTCTAAATGTATGTAGTGTTGGAAACAAATCTGTCCACCATTTCCAAAATGCCTCTCTATATGGATTTGGTTTAGTATATGGAATAGGAACAATACCATCTCGTTCCATCCACTCAGTATTGTTATACATTCCACTTGTAGGATAATGTCCTTTAGTTGCTATTTCATGTTGCCAATTAGAACTACTCTTTACATCACAATAACCACAACTCATATTACATTGATTAGAAAAACTAACTTCCACATATGATGGATTTGTATTTTCCATTGGGTCTGCATCTTTAATTTTATCAAAATAAGGAAATGCCCAAGCTTCACCACTTTTTAATATTCTATCACTAACTGCATCAGGGTTAACATCTTCTACATTCCAACAATAATCACATTCTTTTGGACGACCACCTTTTAACATCGTCTTTCTTTGAAGTTTTTTAAACTCTGTATTATGAAGTGCAGATGGATTATCTTCTAATTCTCGTAATGGAACAACGTGTGGTCGAGGGTGGTGACAAGAATGAGTCTGGCCGGTTTGTAAAAGAATACTAACTTGATTCCACTTTGCTAAACAAAATCCTTTACCTACGTCATCCAATTCTTGTTTGAGAAGTCCCATATTCTCTAAACCATGAACTGAAATCTGATCCCAAAAAGTATCTTTATTAGCTATCTTTTCTTTATCCTTTATATTATCTTCAAAAAATGCAAGATTCATTCTATGTTTTAATTCTTCTTGGGGATCACGAATCAAATATTCATCTTTTAATCTTGATATCTCACGACCAATATATTCCGTATTATATTTTTCACACTCTTCAAGTACTAATCTATATTCAAGTTCTTGTATAGGTAATGCCATTTCTATATCACGACCTTTATAAAATTTTATATTTTCTTCGATAAATTCTGTGGTGTGTTCTTCACATTGTTCTAAATCTTCTCTCCAATGCATATCTTCATACAAATCTTCATGATTTTCAGTTTTAAATGTAAGTGGTTGAAATTCTTTTATCCTTTCTTTAACATAATCATTAGTATGTTTTTCACACTCTAATAAAATTTGTCTTTTAGCAAGTTCCATTTCAAGATCTATTTTTCCCTCATATTTTTTTATTCTTTTCGATATAAACTTACTATTAAATTTCTCACATTCTTCTAATAATTGTCTTGATTGTAATTCATCATGAAAACTAGTAAACATTAGATTATTAATTTTACTTTCTATAAAATTTGATTTATGTTTTTCACATTCTTCTAAAGATATTCTCTGGGAAACTTCATCATTAAAATCTTCAAACTCTACTGTATTGTTTTCTTTTATCTTCCCCTCAATCCACTCACTTGTGTGAAATTCAAAGTCACTTAATTTTATGACCAACCACATCTTTTGAGATAGTTTTTTTACAAACGGATAAAATTTTAAATATTCTCTTATATAAGGTGTCATATGAGATTCTATCGCATCTTCTACCCAAACTTCATTTTCAATTTCATCAAACTCCTTATAAGTTTTTTTTATTTCTTTCTTTTCTTTTTCAGTAAACTTTGTTATTTTATATTTCTTCACTTTTACTCTCATTAAACTCTATTAAACATTCGCCCCAATATTTATGTGCCTTTTTATTTGGATGAACATCATCTTCTGATGCTCTCATATCTGGATTTCGTTCTGTCATATCCATTATATCGAAATATTTTGGATGATAAAACCAATTTTCTTGTGAAACTAAATTACCAAATACTAACTTATGATCCTTGGTTACTCCTGCATTATTGATTGCAATCAATTCAGATTTTGAATTATATCTTGTATAATCTATATATCTTTCACGTGAGTCTCTATCAATAGCATCAAAAAATATATAGTCTATATTGTTTGCTTTAAAAAATGATTGTAATCCTATGAAAATTTGAGTAGCAATTAGAAATTGTGCATTATCATTATAAAAATTTATAAAATAATTTTTTCTTTCTTTATTAGACCACTCGTTTATAAATGGATAATCGTGCCCCCAATTAGAATTATAAAATTCTCCATCAGTATGTTGAAGAGCTTCACCAAAATTACCATACCAAGGACCTGATTGTGAGTCTATAATTGGTATGTCTTCATGTTCTTTTTTACGAGTTGGAAATTCTTCTCCCGTAAGTTCATTCTTATTCTCTTTAAGTATACTATACGCCTTATTATTCCATATTTCCATTCG